CCAGCGAACGAGACGGACGCGACCACATACTTGTTGGTATCGTTCGCGAACGTGATGATGTCGCCGGCCGCAACTACGCCAGTGCCCGCGGTAGCCAGCGGAATCACCGTCTGGCCAACCGTGAAGGCGGCGCTAGTTGAGGTCGCGCTGGCCATCGCGCCGGCGGTCGTGGTCTGAATCTGCGCGGACTCGCGGAGGTTGAAACCGTAGATGTTTCCGAGGATGCCCTGTCGCAGCAAACCCGCTTCGCCGGCCTCGTTGACCTTGAACAGGTTCGAGGTGTTCCGCAGCGCCGCGCCGGCAGTCGTGTTGAACACGGAACTCCGGTCATTCATCGGAGCGCCGTTGTCGTCCAGAATCTTCTTGGCGCCCACCCAGTCGGCGAGGACGGGAGCGGTTCCGGCGGTGGTTCCGAAAGCGCGACTTGCGCCGTTCTTCGCGGCAACCGCGATGTCGGTTTCAATCTCGTTAATGGCCGCGCGAATCGCCTGCGCGATCTGCTGCTCCCGGAGGTTGAGATAACCGGGGCCAACATCCACGCTTTTGATTTCCTCCTGGGACCAGGAGAACGGAAACGCGCGCGCCTTGGTGAGCGTGTGCGACTTGTTACCAATGGTCTGATTGGCAATGGTCGGAAACGCCATTGCAGGTGTAATGTCCTTGCCCGCCGCATTGGCCGGGGCAATCGGGATGCGGATGGTCTGATTCAGCGCGACCAGTTCCGAGGAAGGGTCAAGCTGAACGCTGGGGATGAACCCGGACAACTCGCGCGAGACAACGTCAAGCGCGCGGTATGCGTCGGGAATCAAATTGGTCAAAGTGTTCGCCATAAATTTGGAATCTTAGATTTGGGTTTGGTTGAGTTTAGTCAGTGAGCTTGCCGCCGGATTTCGCATGGGCCATGCGGTCAGCAATGCTGAGGGCGTTGAACGCAGCGCGGGACAGAGCCTTCACGGGCTCTTTGCCAAGACCGCTGACAGGATCGTGGCCGGGCTTGCGCTCGGGCAGGGCTTGCAGGCGCGCGAGGATGTTGGCGCCACCTTCCGCATTGGGCGCGGCAAGGATGTCAACCACCCAGTCCTTAACGCTGGCGCCGGGGATGCGGCCGGCATCGGCACAGGCTTGAACTTCGGCGGTCACGCGGGCGCGGCGCTCGGTTTCGAGCTGCGCCTTAATGGCCTTTACGTCTTCGGCGGTGGAGTTGTCCGGCGCGGCTGGCGCGGCGGGTTTGTGGGCGATCAACGCAGCCTTCAACTGTTCGTCGGTGGCGGCGTTGTCGAATTTGATGCCCAGCGCGGTTGCCAGGGCAATCATCTCGGTTCGATTCATGATGCTGTTGGTTGCCCCGCTTTGATTCGGCGCGGGCGGTTTGGTTTGGTTTTTCAGCGACGCCGGCACTCGCCGGAATTGCGAAAGGTCAAAGGTGTTGGTGGCCGCGACTTCGGCGGTCACGTCGTCCACTAGGCCGAACGCCTTGGCGTCAGCAGCGGTGAACCACGTCTCGTCTTTCATCGCCTGCTCAATTTCGGCGCGCGGCTTCTTGGTCTTTTCCTCGTATACGTTGACCAGCGCCTCTTTGTGCTTTTCCAGAGCCGTCGCCATCTCGCGCATTTGGTCAGCGGTGCCCATGCACATGCCGGACGGGTCGTGAATCATCAGCAGCGCGCTTGAGGGCATAACCAGCTTGCTACCGGCTAACGCGATGATGGACGCGATGCTGGCCGCTAGGCCGTCAATGCGACATGTCACTTGGTTGCGTCGCGCGGACAGCAGGTTGTAGATGGCGAGCCCCTCGTGAACGGAACCGCCGGGAGAGTTGATGCCGACGGTGATTTGGCGACCGGCCGGAATCTTGGCCAACTCCTGCGCAAACTCCTTGGCGACCACGCCATCGCCGGACCAGAAGTCGCGGCCTATCTGGTCATAGATCAGAACCTCGGCCGGAGCGGATTCATCGGCGGACGCCTTGAAGGTAAAGCAGGTTTTCATGCGGGGACGGGTTCCGTGGTTTGCGCGGGTGGCGGGTTGGCCGACATCGGCTTTTCGGTCTGGATGCGTTCCGGCCGGTCCACAATCGCGGTGCTGATTTGGGACGGGTCGATGTCGTATTTTTTGGACAGGGCTTTAATATAGGCAGCCTCGCGGGCCTTCTCTTCCAAGACCTGGCGCCAGTCTTCACCCATCTCGCCGCACACGCTCTCGAAGGTGCGGATGCCGGAAGAAAGCTCCTGCAACACGGCGGCGCTGTTGCGGCCCACGTCCACATTGACGGAGCGCGGCGGGCGCACGGTGACGCGGAGGAAATCGGCGGGCGGGTCGCCGAGGTTGTTGGCGTTGGCGTAGACCGCCCACTCCATGCACCAGCGGTAGATGCTCTCGAAAGCGGAGGCTAAGACGGCGCTGCGGCTGCGGAAGAACACGGCGGCGGTGTCGAGGTCGGCGCGCGTGACGGTGCCCTGCAATGAGAAGGGCATGACCAAAAGCTTTGATATGCCGACGCCCGCGCAAATCTTGCTCAGGACGTAATCCCAATGCGCTTGGTCCGCGATGCTTGGGGTGTCGCTGCGGTGTTGCTCCAACGTCTCGTCGGAACGGATGGCAATCGTTCTCCCACCGCCGGATGATTTGCGGATGTAGTCGGTCCGCGTTTCCAGCGTCTCGACGTTGGCGCTGGTCGCCCGGTTGATCGTGAACCGCTGCGCTTCCAGCCCGTTGGCCGGCAGTTCGCCGGTCTTGGTCTTGAAGACGTTGGTGATGTCCGCGGCGTCCTTGCTCTTTCGCATCTGCAACATCTGGAGGTCATCCAGGTCGTGCAGGTCATTCAACACCGGGTATAGCATCGGCAGTCCGCGGTATTGGCCGGCGCGCGAAGGCTCGAAGATGTGCAGGATGCTCGGCGCCTCGATGCGCTCGAACTTGTCGCCATCGAAGGCGGTGCGGAGGTAGTAGGCGACGGGGCGCCCCTTGGCGTTTAGCTCGATGCCGTCAATGACCACCAGCCCTTTGGGTAAGTCGCGCGGTGTCGCAACGCGATGGGATTCGATGAGTTGAACCCGCGGCCGGCGAATGGTCCGCCCGTCCACCGTGACTTCCTCGCCGTAGGTCTTGAGCAGGAACACTTCCCCGTCAATGAACCACAGCCGGGCACAGAGGCTTTGCAGGGAACCAAACGGGTGCAGGCTGGCGATGTCGCATACACGCTCCCAGCCGGTCCACCAATCGCGGGCGCGGCCGTTCCATTCCTCGTCCGAACTCGCCGGGATGAATTGAAGCCCGTTGGCTCCAACGGTGAATTGCTCGAACAGGTCGGCCAGCCGGTTGACGATGCCGCTGTTGCGCTCGAAATAGCGGGCCTTGCGGACGATTTCCAACCGCGTGGCTTGGTCGGCATCGAAGCGCGCATCGCGGACGAAGCCGGGCACGTCGCTTCGGGCCGCGTCGTAACGCTGGCCCGATTCGTAACGGTTGGTGATGACCGCCCACGCTGCCGCCATGCGCGCACGTAGGTTCATGCGGCGGTGATCGTGACGGGGGTTCCGTGGCCGACGCGGAGGCCGATGAAGTCGGTTCGGGATTCCGTCACCGGCTGCAACCGCGCCTTCATCTCCGCGAAGATTTGCGCGTCGGTTGGCGACGTGATGCCGGCGGAAATCAGCGCAGCCTGGCAGGTGTCAAAAAGGTCGAACAGGTCGGAGACGAGTTCGCCAATCTCCACCGGAGTCAGTCCGCCGCTGGACGGCAGCATGAATTGGACGGTCCGGCCGGCGGCCCCGGTGGCGATGATGACCTTGCCGGTCTTGGTGGCGGCGTAATTAACGCCAACCGCCGCGGTCAGAGCAGCCTCAAAGCCAAGCCCCAGCCGGGTCGCCTCTGCATAGAGGCCACGAAGGAACAGACGCCGGAACGCTGTTGTTGCTGCCACGGCCCCAACGCTTAGGCTTTGCGCGCCTAATACAATTCAGGCGTTGCCGAATGTTCACGACTCTTGCGGATTGACGCGCTTAACCTTGCGAGTTGGGGTCGGATTGTCCGCGAGCCATACCAGCGCATCGGCAAGCGTGGCCCGTTTCCCCGGCATCGGGAACCCGGCCTTGCGCATCGCGTAAACGTAGTCCAGCGACCGCTTGAGCGCGGCGGCCAGTTCCTTTGATGTGAGAAGTTCGGTCATGCTTTTGCCTGTTCACTGACACCAATCAAACCCGCCTGCCATGCGACCGCGATTTGGTAGCGTTCGCAGTCCCACAGATGCTCACCGTCGCGGCCAACGGTGATCCATTCGGTTTGCATCTGGCCCGTCTTGGGATTCGGCCGGGTGCGCCGCACGCGCGCGGCAATCTGCCGGCGGTGATCGTCGGGCGTGTCGCGGGCAATCGTCCAGCCTTCCGCCTTTCCGCTGCGGAATAGGTCCATGCTGTCGGCGGTCATGCCTTCGCTCACCAGGTAGAGCGCGCAACTGGTGACCACGGAGCCGGGTTCAAGGCGCAACGGATAGCCGCGGCCATTGGCTTCCTTCACGGGAACGCGGACGTTCTTTTCGTTCTCACCTTCGCCGACTTTGAGCAGGTAGCCGCCGGCCGCTTCCTCGCCTTTGATGGCGGTCCAATCCCAACGGCAGCACGCCGAATAGACGCGATCCGTGAACCCGCTGGAATCGACAATCACGAACTCGCTGCGGATAGCGTTGCGGTTTTGCAGGTCGCGGATTTCATCCCACGTTTCGAGGCGCCCGGCCCACACCAAGCGGGAGCGACCATCGGCGGCCCATGCGCGAATGACTCCCCAAAAGTGCGCCTGTTGAACGTCAACGGTCAGGAAGCGCGCGACTTCATCTGGCCACGGGTCGCCCATGTTGTAATCGCTCTCGCGTGTGCCCACCACATCGTTTGCGGGTTCATCCTTCCACGCCTTAGCAAACCGCTTCTGGGTGACTTCGCGCATGAGCTCCATCGTGCCGCGGCGGATGGCTTCCTTGGCTTGCAACAGTTCAACGGCAATCTGCGGGAGGATGCGGAAGTCGGACACCATTGCCGACCAGGAGAACGAAGCAACGCCGGGGTTGGCGTCGGGGCTTGGTGTGGAGTAACAGCCGTGGCGGTTCAACATCACGGCATTCGCGTCGGTCGGCTGGTAGCGGCGCTGGCAGTGTGGGCATTCATACTCAGTCGTCCCGATGACCACGCGATAATCCCACGTCCCATCTTTGCGCCTTGCGTCAGGCGACCACTTCACACCGCCGGCCGCGTCCTTGCGGCCAAAGGTGAACTGCGGAACGTGGTGGCCGTGGCACGACTCACAGCGGAATTGCCACTCTTCGCGCGTGCCATCCTTCCACCCTTGGTCCGTCTCGTCTCCGTCAAGTGATCCCGTCGAGATGTCAATGACCTTGCGGTTGTGGGCAAAGCGCGTGGTTCGCTTGTGCATCTGCGTGAGGATGCCGGGTTTCCATAGCCACGTCTCGTCATTGATAAGGTAGCGCAGGTGCTTCATCTGAGCATTGCCTTCGTTGGCCGCTTGGATGATTAGGCTCATGTGCGGAAACAGAATCGCGTTCGTCCGCTTCTTGTGCCGGTTCTGCGGGAACCATTTGGCAACCTCGGGGCAGCTTTCGAGGAAGCGTTGGATGCGCGTTTCGGAAAACTCTTTCGCGTCTTCCTCGGTCGGCGCATTCCATGCCACCGGCCCCGGCGCGCGGGCTATCAGCCACGACAGGAACAACTCCGCCAGCGTGCTCTTGCCGCCGGCAGCCGCGGCCACGATGACGATGCGCCACAGGTCGTCTTGCCGCATCGCTTCCATCGGGCGTATCAGCCACGGCATCAACTCTGGATTGAATCGCCCTTCATACGGCGACCACGAACCGAAGGTGACGTTGCGCGCGGCCCATTGGTGGATGGACTCGTCGGGCGGCATCTGCCACGCCTCGGCGAAGTGTGGGGCGAGGGTGAAGCTCATGCCTCAGCCTTTCCAAGTATGCCGCACACTTCCGCAAGCGCGGCTTTGTTGTGTCTCAGAATCTCCTTCGCATCCTGGCCGGCGCATCGGGCGGGTAGCTCCACCTCTAGCAGCCGTTGAAGCACGGCGCGCGCCTTCGCGTTCCATTCGCGGACTTGCTCGGTGACGGCGACCTTTTCAACCAGTTCGCCAGCCTCCCGGTCGTGCTCCATCTTCGCGCGCTTCGCCTGCCACTTCTTTAGCTCTTTTCCCCAATCGTTAACGGTATCGGTTTCCGTAGCGTCTCCGGAACGGAACAGCCAACGCAGGAGCTTTTCGAGGTCAACGCGGCCCGACCCGTGGAATGCTGAGCACCCGCCTTTTTTTGCAGCCTTCAGGACATCCATCGGGATTCCTGTAGCGCCGGAGCACGCTTGCATCGATGCAAATTCCGGCAGAGCTTTATCGTTATTCCTTGTGTTTCTCACTGTTTTTACCTGTCACGGATGCTTGATGCGCTTTC